AGTATTCACCACGTACATCAGCCAATGCTTTAGTTGCTTCTACTGCTTGCTCTTTAATTAAAGCAAACATCTTCTTATTCTTACCTACTGCTAATGCTGACTCCCAAGGGATGCTCCTAGATTGTAGGTAACTATGGAAACCCATAGCACCTAAGCCTAATGAGCGTTCCCTATAAGCAGAGTTAACAGCCTTACGCATATGTGATAGAGGTGCATCATTAATAAAACAAGTGAGTACATTATCAAGCATAGTGATTAAATCACCTACTAACGATGTTTGATTCCACTCATCAAACGTCTCAAGGCTGACGCTGGATAAGCAACATACTGCCGTCCTATCTTCATTTGTGGGAAGATGAATTTCATTGCACAAATTACTTCCTCTGATTTTAAGTCCTGCATCTTTTAACTCCTTAGGTAATTTTCTATTCGCTTCATCAATAAAGTTGAGGTATGGCTCACCTGTCCTAAAACGTGTGTCCAAAATTCTTTCCCATAATTCTCTAGCATCAACCGACTCCCTGACACTATCATCGTGAGGGTCAACCAAATCCCAGTCACTACCGTTGACAACGCTACTAATAAAAGTGTCGGTAATATTAATAGCGTTATTAATGTTAAAGCACTTGCGATTGCTATCGCCTCCCGTAGGAATTCTGATGTTAAGAAACTCCACCACATCTGGGTGACTGATGTCCATATACGCTGCATAACTTCCCTTCCTTGTTTGACCTTGTTTGTATGCTGTCATTGCTGAGTCAGCTACTTTAATAAATGGTATAGGTGATGGTGCTTTATCACTTACTGCACGTACGTCTGACCAATGTCCACCTACTCCACCACCTTTAACAGAAAGCCAAGCAAGCTCAGATTGATGCTCAATAAGACCATCCAGAGTATCAGGGACGTAAGATAAGAAACAACTGATGGGTAATCCTTTAGCATCCTCTCCTGGCATAGGAGCATTAGATAAAATAGGACTGCTAAACATAAACCAACCATTAGATACTGCATCATATAACCTCTGAGCTAAATACATATCACCATCACTATAAGCCACACAAGCTCGAGCATACGCTTCTTGAGGTGATTTCTCTTTACCCCGTAGATAGTATCCCTTGATGAGTTCTGCCGCCTGAGGCGTAAGTGTCTTGTCCTTAGCTCTATCTATAGTTATACCTAAGTATTCACTCTTCATCACTCACCTCGATAGTAATAACTTTCTCTTCATTAGTAGAAGATACGTTATAAGTAAGTCTCCCTTCAGAATGTAATTGAACCGCATCCATAAAGCCATTATCATAAGATGCTTCACCGTGTTTCGTATATAGATACCAAGTGAAGGTGAGCATAATAAGGTTATAAATTACAAAGTTCTCAGTCGTCATTATCATCGTCATCTTCAAATTCTCCACGTTTATCTAACAGTTTATCCTCAAATGAATTAAGGAGTTCTTCACTACTAAGCTCAAGAATGTCACAGATTAGGCATTCATCATACCCTTCTGCAAGTATCCTCTCTTTCAGTTCATCAAGAGTTAGCATCTATCAACTCCTCGATATACCATCTAGCCTTCTCTAAGTCTTCAAGCCCATTCTTACGCTTGTAGCGAGACACATACTTAATGATGTTACCTTCTAAGTAGTTCATTTCTTGGTCTAGGATAAAGTCAATCACTTCTATGTTACCTTGTTTGTAGTGGTTAGGGTTAATCTTATCTGTTGTGCTATCAGCGTCAGAGACCAACCTAGCTAACCTCTTCTGCTCCTCTACTTTATCCCAAAATGAAACACCTGTTATTATTGCTTTGTTGTCCATTGTTTTAACTCCTTAACTTCTTTAGTTGAAAATATAGCTATATCATTTTTCTTACACCATTCAGTGTAGGTAATCTTATTACCCTTAGCCACTTTAGAGTTCGGTCTAGGCATTAGGAATACAAGATACTTCCCTTCATACCTAAGCTGTTCTGCGATAGCTTTATACTTCTGTCTATCACCAGATCTAAAGAAACCTTTAACTTCAATATAGCAGTTACCCTTAACAAAATCGGGAGTGTAATTCTTTCTGATGGTATAAGCGATTCTGTGAGGCTCATAGAGCCAATCCTTACCTAACAGTAAATGACATTCCTTTTCTAACTTACTTCTGTACTTATTCATTATGCTGTTCCAAAGAAAGCTTCAGCATCACCATCAGGCACGTTTATTCTATTACCATCTTTATCAATCTCTACAGTCTTTGGTTGTCTCTTAACAGTAGTTAGATATCTAGGTCCCGTAGAGTATAAGAAAGTTCTCAACTCAGAGCCCCAACACTCGTGCTTATAGGCACAATAACTACAACCTACAGCTAACTTCTCATTACCAGACTTTCCATCTGCAATAGGCTCATAGCATCTCGTAGGTGGCTTATCATCTTTAACGACCTTCTTGATATTAGTGATTCTATCTGTGATACTAAAGAAGTTTAACTTAGACCAATACCATTGTGATTCATCAGCCATATCATACTTAAGGTATGTTAAGTGACCATTAGTCTTATCCATCACTAACCACCCTACATCAGTAGTGTTCTCAGCATACGCATAACCCTTGATCTGGTCGACATAACCGAAAGGGTCATCGTTGATTAGACTACCATCTTTAAACTTCTTAAATCCAAATGGAGAGGCTGACTTAACGTCTGTTAATACACCATCAATCTTACAGTCCATCGAGCCTTTAATACCATCTACTTCTACTTTCTTCTGCTCTGCAGTCACTTCGTGTCCTGAAAGTTTAGTTAACGCTAGAATCATCTCTTCAATAAGGTGTCCGTATAGGAACTTAATTCTAGTGGCTGGCTGTAACTCTTCCCCTTTATACCCATTATATGAATACCAAAGCTGTCTGTCCTTCTTACCAATGTTAGACATACGTAATCTACGTCTATCAAACTCGTGAGCTGTGATGTTATCCTTTAAGATAGTCTTCATATTCTCACCGAAGTCTGCTAATACCTTCGCTACATCTACACCTTCTGCTACTTCTTTCGTGTCAATTAAGTGATAGATATCATCTACTACTGTGTCTGTTGTCTTTAGTGTGTTTGTTCCCACGTCTCACCTACCTTATATTCACCGTCTAATCGACAGTTTAAATTAAAATCTTCACCCGCTCTTTGCATACAAGAGACTGCTAACTGTCCGAACTGCTCTGCTTGGTCTTCTCTTACTTCACTTTGTATTTCATCGTGAACATTAAGAACAAACTTGTAGTCTATATTATATAGTATAGCATACTTTTCCAATAAAATCAAGGCTTGTTTCATAACTATTGCACCCGCACTTTGAAGTAACGTATTCAATGCTAAATGTGGAGACCTAATCCACAGCTTACGACCATCTAGTCCTCTAAGCCAACCTTTTTCACTACGTTGTCTAACGTCTCCTCGTAACTTTCTAAGTGAAGGCGTATTATTAAGGAAGTCTGCTTTAAGTTTCTTACCATCTTTCGCTGTTCCTCCGACAACTTCACCGATTTTTCCATCTCCCGCTCCATATAAGAATGCATAGATGAAAGTCTTTGCTGAATCTCTTGATTGAAGTCCTGCAGCCACTTGGTTTGCTGTGTGTATATCTCCATTTAGTATCTCCTCTGTATAATCTTTATCATCCATATAGTGTGCTAACATTCTTAACTCAAGACCACTAGCATCCATTCCTACTAACTTCTTTCCTTTAGGCACTATCCACAGCTCTCGACACTCTTTACCATAAGGTGAGTAACTAGCGGGTACTTGAGCCAAGTTAGGCTTAGAGTGAGTCATACGTCCTGTTACTGCACCACAACTATTAACTCTCCCGTGTACCCTACTATCTCCCTCATCAACAGCCTCAATCCAACTCTTAACCATCGCTACTCTTTTAGAGATAGTGAAGTACTCAAGTATTAACTGAGCCTCGGGAATGTCTACACCCGCTAGAGCTTTCTCATCTACTATAATTGACCCCTTATCAGTAAACTTCTTAGGTTTCCATCCAAAGTGTTGTAGGTGTCTAGCTACTTGTTGTCTACTAGCTAAGTTAAACGTAGGGTAATCCATATAACCCCACACACTACGTTGAAAGAACGCACCTCTATCTAATTGTTTCTGATAGGCTACTGAATTAGTACCATCTTTACGCTTAGGATTCTTAAGAACAGTTAACTCAACAAAGGTAGGTAGAGGTTTAAATCTTTCGTGTACCTTATCTTCAATTGTTAACACCTTCTCTTTAAGTTCAGCTAATAAGTTAAAAGCTTTAACCTCATCAAATGACATACCATTATCTTCTTGACCTTTGATAATTCTAAAGACTTCGTGTTCCAGATCAATAGCTTGTTCCTCAACATCTTCTAACTGTTTCTCTAAGTGTCTATATAAAACCTTAGTGACTCTTACATCTTGTTGGCAGTACTTAAGCAT